TAACTGATTACGCCCTGGCAGCAGCCCAACTCCTACAACTCGATGTCAGTGCATCAATCATTCTTTCCGCGTATGCCGTCCGTGTGTCCATGATGGCAGCGCGAGTAGCCCTTAGAGGTCTTACCTGATGCTTTATTTGGTTACAGGTACCCCCGGCGCCGGAAAGACTCAATACACCTTAAAACAGGTTACGCAAGATGAACACTTTAAGAACCGAGATGTTTATACCTATGGAATCCCGGGTCTTTCCGCTGATCTCGGGTGGCATGAACTTACTGATCCAGAAAAATGGGATCAGGAAGTATCTAATGGTTCAGTTGTTATTATTGACGAGGCGCACGCTGTCTTTCCCCGGCTCAAGGTGGGGAGTCAGAAGCCGAAACATTTTGAACCTCTATCGACGCACCGTCATAGAGGTTTGGACGTGTTCGTTATTACCCAATACCCGAACGACTTGGATATTTATGTTCGTGGTCGGGTTGGTTGGCACTACCATCTTAAAAGGAAGATGGGCATGGAGGCCTCTATCATTCATAAAGCGAATGAGGCCTTTTACCCCGGCGACAAGGAAGCCATGGGAAAGTGCCAAACCGAAATCTACAAGTTCGATAAAAAGACTTGGGAACTCTACGACTCTGCTACCGTCCACAACGTCCAAAAGAAATTCCCCAAAAAACTGCTCTGGCTCCCCGTCGGTGTTATTGTTGCCGTCGCCTGTATCGGCTTCGCCTACAAAACCCTAGCCGGGATGATTCAGACCGATCCACAAAAACAATTTGAGATCGTTGACCATCCAACCGAGTCCATAGCCGAAGGCCAGGAGTCGGTTATTCCCAAAATTCACATGACTGCGGTCGATACCGCGACCTATCTTCGACAGTATGTTCCTAGGGTCGAAGGCCAACCGTGGACCGCTCCCCGATACGACGAGTTAATGCAGCCTCAACGAGCACCGAAACCCGCAGGGTGCATCCATAACAAATACACCAACGTCTGCCGGTGCATCACTCGTGATGGTGCCGATCTGGCAGTCACTCGCGAATATTGCATGGGCTGGATGAGTGGCAAATTTAAATACTTTGATGACACGATCCCCGATACCGACTATAGTCGGGGCCCAACTGATGACAACCGTTTAGAGGACGGTGAAACATGATCGATTGGATAAAGATAAGATTCTTATGCAACCATCAATTTGAAATTTCCGGCGACAAACTCATCACCATAGACCAAGATGGAGAAGTTAAATGGGAGATGAAAAAAAGCCGGGGAATTGTTGGTTCCCACGATAGTCGGATTTTCATTAAATCCATTCCGCATGCCCTACAAGGGCGCGGTGTGGTCTTTAACACTCCCGAAAGTCAGGCATCCTTCGCACACCGAACCCATACCCTCGAAGTCGAGGGTAATTTTGTTAAGTTCTTTCAAGGCCACAATATTGACGGTTCCGAAGATTTGAAGGGTCTGGTATTCGCCATGATTGAATATCTGATAGTGCAGACGGAACTGGGTCTGCAGCCGACAGTCTTTGATAGGAAATCTTGGGAAAACGGCTTTATCAAGATGCATCGGGTAGACGTGACCCGCTCTTGGGATTTAGGAAGTCAGGAGGCAGTTGATTCGTGGCTGAAAGGCACTCAGGTCAACGCCCAAGTCCAATACAAAGGCCGGTCCGTCTATGAGGAAGGCACTGTCTACTTTGGGAAAAGATCGAAGTATTGGTCTATGAAGTTTTACAATAAAGCCCGGGAATTACAGGCTAAAGGGCATCGTCTGCCTGAGGAACACTTGCAGCTGCGCGATCAGATCCCCGGCGTATTACGGGGTGAGTTAGTATTTAGGAAACGGAAACTTGAAGGCCTAGAATTAGAGTGGCTAGGCAACTGGAAGGCCGAAACGGCAGAAAACCTTTACAAGGAATATCTAGGAAAAATGAGTCTAGGAACGAGAGTTAGAGTTACAGATAACGAATTGGCTGAAATGCCGAGAGGCCTTAGATCAGCCTATTTGCATTGGATTGAAGGGCATGATGTAACGAACCTTTACACCAGAAGGCACCTGTATAGGCTGAAAAAAGGCCTTTTAGACTATGGGATCGATATTATGGCGCCGCAGCCTAAGAAGGCCGAAGTGATCCCTCTGGTGAAGTATGTCGAGGCCAAACAGTGGGAAGCCCCGCAGGAATGGCACGAAAAAGGCCTGATTTATCACCCGAGGAAGGTATAATCTGATTTCCAGTCGATCATGACTGAAACCGAGGGGGTGCCTCTAACGCCCTTTCACTGGAAGCCCCCGCTCTAGGGGGCTTTCTTTTTTCCCCTAATCCGCTCCCAAAGCGTCTGTGGGCTTTCCAATCGGTTGGTCAGTACCGCTTCAACTGTCCTCAGATTCCGCTCTAGCAGCCCAATCTCCCGATCCTTGCTCTGGCTACGCTGAACCTCTAGGTTCAAATCCGCTCTCAGTTTGATTACCTCTAGTTCAAGTTCGCGTATCCGTGAACGTAGGGATTCCACCGCAGCCGACCCCTGTACATTTGTCTCATTATGAGACTCATCAGGGTTCACGCTTGGTTCACCGAACACCATCACCAGATCGGCAACGTCGAAATACATTCGGGTCTTTTTCCCGTGGGGCCGATTCCTGGGGGTCAGTTTCCCCTCGCGGACCCGCTTCCGAATAGTGTTTGTGACGACCCCAAATCGCCTAGAAGCCTCGGTAATTGATATTTCGCTCATGGGTTCACCTCAAAAAGGAACGTTCAGCAGGGTTCATTTCCGCGCATTATGAACGAATACCCGATTCTTCGCCTGATAGCCCTGTCGATTGATCCATAGGCCGAAATCGTTTGCTGCGGGCAACCCAGCCCAACGAAGCCCCCAAACCCCGATCCCGCGATCGCTAGGCCGAGGGCTGAAAGGCCCGCGCTGCGGGCCAGCCCCGGCCCAATGTACGGTGCTTGTAATACCGTACATTTACGACAAAATGTCACACTTTTAAACCTAGCCAAATAAGCCAAATACATTGTTTTGGCAGACATTTTTTTTCTGCCAAAAAAAAACCGGCCCAAAAGGCCGGTTCGATTTTTTTTCGGGGCTTCAATCAGGCCGTTTTCCTCATTGCAGCCCCGGGAGAGTCGTTCTGGCGACGGTCTGACGGTTCTTTTTTTTCAGGATTCAGGTTCTCGACCCATTCCTGGAAGTCGCCAATACGCACGTCCTCAATCTCAACGAGGACCCGCTGCAGAACGAAGTCAATCGCACGCTGTACCGAGTAACCCTGTTGTGCAGCCACCATTTTTAGATATTTGTGGTGCGTTTGGTTAATTCCGACGTTCACGCGAGGCGCATTTGCATCGACTCGCGCTAAAGTTTCTTCCCATTGGTTTGTCATGGCTATATGCCTCCTGTGAAAGAGTGGTTTTTCATGACTTCAGTATATCGTGATTTGATATACCACAATGAAAATAATCGCACTAATTATTTGACGTACAGAATTGGTCTATCACATAATAGGGATCATGATTTCATGAGATCATGAAATCTAGGATTCTCACTAATTGATTAATTCATTAAGGAAATACGTCATGCAACTGAAATTTGAAATAGCAAGCGAAGAAGTCCGATCCAAAAACAAGACAACCGCAACCGGTGAGCACTACATCGCTCGCGCCCAAGACGCATATCTTTTCGTCGAAGGGCAGAAGTACCCCACACCGGTTGTTATCGATATCCCTCGGGATGGTGCTCCGTATCCTGTCGGGTTCTACACAGTCTCTGACGATTCGTTCTACGTCAATCGTTACGGTCGTCTGGATGTGTTCCCCCGTCTTATGCCGTTGGACAAAAAAGCAGCCTAGTTCGCTAGTCATGTCTTTCGACATTGTTGCAGCCTGTACAACTGCCGGTGCCAAATCGTGCGGTCAGTTCTTTCAGGCTAATTGTTTTCCCGATCCCGCGAATTGTGGGATTGGGGATTCAACCATCCTCGGGATTGCGGAGTACCAACAACTGATTCCAAGCATAGCCCTTGTTCTTGGCCTTGCTTTCATCATTCGGACAGTGATTCAACTGATGGGGGTTCGATAGTGATTGATGTTGCCACTGTCTACTTCATCACGATGTTTGCTGCCCTCCTGATCATGTTTCGATGAATGAGGCGCATCGGAATATGAGTCTCCCAAACCCTGCCTCGGAAACTGCAATCATGAAAAAGTTCGCTCTTGCTTCTCTCGGTGTCCTCCTGCCTGTGGCAGGTGCGTTTGCTCAGGTTGATGTAACTGCCGAAGCAGCGCAGATCACCACGGACGGAACTGCTGCCATCACCGCAATCGGTGGTGCGTTGGTCGGTCTGGCCGTTGTGGCCGTTGTGTACAAGTGGGCCAAAGGAATGATCTTTGGTTAAGCACTTCTGAGTTAGCCCCCCTCGGGGGGCTTCTCTTTTTTCACCCTTTCGATTTAGAGGATCGACCATGAACAGACATTTCATTAACGATGAATTCCCTTATGAATTCATGACAGCCAAAGACCCCTGCCAACATTGCAAAAGCAAACCCTACTGTGCCGAAGCCTCCGCGATCTGTGTAGCCTTCGATCAATACGTCAGCACTGGATGGTTTGACGAGGACACGATTGGTAAACCGGTCCTCGGGGGTTATGACGAACTGCTGCAGGACAAAGGTCACTGGCGCAAACGAGTGTTTGCGTCATGAAACAAGTTCAGATTCCCTCCTTCCCACCTAGAGGAATGTCCAGGTGGGAATACGAAGCCCAAGTGGCCCGTTATCACCTCAAAAAAATGCGGGAGATTTTGAGTCGTGCGAAAAATCCTCGCTAGTTTTCTATTGCTGCTCTCGTCCGCTGCATCGGCTAACACGATGCTGCACAGGACTTGGCTGCAATTGGATAGCCCGCAAACGATTCTCTTGGAAGAAATCAGTGAATCGTATTGGCCAATGGAAAAGTTCCTGACTCAAGGGTCGGCGTGGTGTGCCTCTGTGGTCGGGGGTACGCCGATGTCTTACGGCTCGAATACTCTTTCGTCGGGCAATACCTATACCTATATCTACGGAAGTGGGGGTCAGTGTCGTCAATACACGATGACCAACCCCATAAATACGATCAACTGGACTTCGTATACAAACTTTCCGTATTCCGGCGCTGGGACCTCTCCGGCTTATTCTGTTCAGGGGGCGTGGGTGACTGCTGCTGAATGCTCAAACCATAACGCCGTACAGGTGCCGGGATATAACAACTGTGAATGTGCTCCCGGTGATGTGCTTAACGAAGTCACGGGAATGTGCGAGGAAGATAACCAATGTGACACAAACGCCATTCCGAATACCTCATCCTTTGAGGTCAATATTTACACCTCAACCGCTCCCTCATCGATCTGCGTCGATAACTGTAATTTAAACGTGGGTTCGGGGTTTGGTCTGCCCCATCAAAATTTCTACACCTATTTCTACAAATCCGATGGTCAGTCCTGTACTGGTGGGTTCAGTCCGGACGCCTCCGATTTTGTCCAGGGTGATCCTGATGGGCCGATATGCAAAACCAGTGGCGGCAGCGAATACTGCTATGACCCTGTTAATAACACCGTTACTAAAGACGGTGTGCTTGCGTGGGATTTCGACAATGGGGATTATTACGATGGTCACTGTGCGATCCGCAGCGGGGGCGTGTTTACCTGTGGGCCGAACAGTACCGTTCCCGGTACTGATAACTCTGATCCTGAGATCACCTTCGCCGTTGATACCGACGATGATGGTATCGCTGATTTCTACTTTGTCGCGGATTCGGCCTCTGGCCTAGCCCGGATTGCTCCAGGCACTCGTATCGACACAACCGGCGACGGTCAAGCCGATTCCGTGGCAGTAGATACCGACAATGATGGGATTTCTGACACCATCAAAGGCGATTCCAATAATGACGGTCAGCCGGATCATGATGATCCATCAACCCCAAACACTGACGAATCTGCACCTCCCGGGGATACCAATGCCGGGGGTTCTGGTGGGGGCAATAACTCTGGTGGCAACGATACCGGCACTTGTGTAGATAACCCGAACACGCCTTGGAATGAGTGCGACACCGATGGCGATGGTGAAGGTGGGGATCCCGGTGACGGTTCCTGTCAGGACGATCCGAATACACCGTGGAATGACTGCTCTATTGGGGCCGATCTTGATGGCTGCAACAAGCAGCCGGAAGTCTCTGGTGATCCTCTCCAAGCAGCAGCTATTTTTCTTGCATGGCAATCGGCCTGTTCCGGTTATGTAACGCCCGAACAACGTGGTAACGGTTTAGACCTTGCCGACAATCGACCCGAAGATGATGGTTCCTTCCTGTCGACCGCTGTTGATCTGCCTTCCTCATTAGATCAATCAGGTTTTCTAGGCTCCGGTTCTGGTCTACCGGATTACTCGTTATCGATTCTTGGGGAATCCTACGAAATTGAAGTCAGCAAGTGGGAACCCTTTTTACAAACTGCCGGTGCGCTCCTAGTAATCATGTCATTACTTTGGGCAGGTCGGTTGCTAGTTGAGGCTTAAACCATGCCCGGTATTTTAATTGGTGGTCTAACGTGGTTCTTCGGCACCTTCCTG